ATACATGAGAAACACACTGACAAAAACAGCAATAGGCCCAGAAAACGCAATAGCATTGTACGGTCTAATTCCTACTAAACGTGCAATTTCAAACTGACGAAGCATGAATCCAATCAGACTAAAGGCCCCGTGGAGTGCCACAAAAGGCCAGAGTCCCCCAAGTTGGAACCACCTGACGATATCCCCTTGAGCCTCAGGACCCCAGAGAAGAAGAAGAGAATGACCCATAGCATCTGCTGGGGTTGATACTGCGGATGTCAAAAAATTACAACCTTCCAAATAACTGGAAGCAATACCGTGCGTATACCACGAAGATACAAATGTTGTTCCAGTAAGCCACCCACCAAGTGCGAGGTATGCTGTTGGAAATAAAAGTAGGCCAGACCAACCTACGAACACAAATCTGTCCCTTTTCAACCAATCATCAAGGACATCAAACCATCCACGCTGTGATTGGGAGGGTGTCTGTAAAACAGAAGAAGTCATAATCTCTTTTACATTACTTTACATATTTATTGTAGGGGAAACTCAATAAAAAGGGAAGTGTATTTATACTTACTGCCTTCGGCAGGTGCCCTTGCGGGCACTATATTTTAGAGTATCTACCATCAATAGGTTTGTTAGGGTCAAGTCCCTTTTCCTCCCTATATTTTTTCCACCTTTCTTTTGTTGCTTCACTCCTTCTCTTTCTTTCTTCTTCACTAATATTTGGATTTTTAGAAGCATTCTTATTACCTTTACCTGCCTCACTTATTTTTTTCTTTGTATCCTCACTCAACTTCCTACCAACCATATTAGTATTTCCTTCCAAACCTTTTGATATTTTTGCCTTATGCTCTTCACTCAACTTCATACCAGTTCTAAACTGTCTCAACTTTTCTTTACTCTCTTCTGTATGCTTTGACTTACCTTTATGTGCCTCACTTATTTTCTGTTTAGTTTCTTCTGTATGAACTCTTCCAGTGGGGTCCATCAGCAACCTTACAATCTCTTCTTTACCAATAGTTCCTTCTAAACCTTTCCAAGCACAATAATCTTTGATATTACCATATTGCTCCCATAACTTTCTGTGTGCCTCTGCGTGTTCTTCCACAGTCAGTTCAATAAGATTTGATGGGTCATCAGTTCCACCCATATGTCTTGGAATAATATGATGTTTATGTTTCATTCTTACTGCTACTGTCTCTACTACATTATTATTTATAAAAAAAGAGACCTTCACAGGTCTCTCAAAAATCAATCTTTTGGTTCTTTCAGTTGTTTCATTTGTGATGATACATCTTTATCTTGTTGATTGCTTCTTCTTTGTTGTCCTCTTGTTTTTCCCGAAAAAGAACTTTTTTTAAACTTGTGTATCTCTTTTCCTGAAACTTTCTTATCTTTTTCAGTATCGTGTGCTGCTTTTAGTTTTCCATATCTTTCATACTCTTTTTCACCAGGACCACCTTTATGGAAGGAAGGTTTATCTGGATTTTCTACCCCAGTTTTTATTCTTCTTGCCCTGTTCTTTTCTCTTGGGGTCCATCCAGATTGAAGTGGTCTCTTGGGATTATCCCACTCTACCTTACCTTCAACTAACTCACACTCCAAAATAAAATCTCTAAAAGTTTTCATTTCTACTGATGCTTTTTATGTATTTATTTTTTTTACTCATTCATAAATCATTCCAACCGCCAGTAAGACAAAGCAGAGTATTGTGAATACCATAAGTCCTATGCCTGCCCAGATTATCCAGTTAGGCATAGGTTCGTTTTGGGTATTATGAGACATAAAAAAAGAGGGTTATTATACCCTCTATATTATATCAGTTATTCAGTTTTTATCAACCGATGGCAGGAGCAGTAAGAGCAACAGGGGTGCTTTCAGCAGCAGCAAGGTCCAAAGGAAAATTATGTGCGTTTCTTTCGTGCATCACTTCGAGTCCGAGTCCAGCACGGTTCAGAACATCAGCCCAGGTATTAACTACACGGTTCTGACTATCAACGATTGACTGGTTGAAATTAAAGCCATTCAAATTGAAGGCCATCGTAGAAACACCAAGAGCAGTGAACCAGATGCCTACAACAGGCCAGGTTGCTAAAAAGAAGTGGAGTGAACGGGAGTTATTGAAGGAAGCATATTGGAAAATAAGGCGACCGAAATAACCGTGAGCAGCAACGATGTTGTAGGTCTCTTCTTCTTGACCAAACTTATATCCATAGTTTTGACTTTCATTCTCAGTAGTCTCTCGTACAAGACTTGAGGTTACAAGTGAACCATGCATTGCACTAAAGAGAGAACCACCGAAGACACCAGCTACGCCCATCATATGAAAAGGGTGCATCAGGATGTTATGTTCTGCTTGGAAGACAAGCATATAGTTAAACGTACCAGAGATACCAAGAGGCATCGCATCAGAGAAAGAACCTTGACCGAAAGGATAGACCAGGAATACGGCAGAAGCAGCAGCAACAGGAGCACTGTAAGCAACGCAAATCCAAGGACGCATACCTAGACGGTAAGAGAGTTCCCATTCACGTCCCATATAAGCATAGATGCCGATAAGGAAGTGGAAGACAACGAGTTGGAAAGGTCCACCGTTGTAGAGCCACTCATCAAGAGAAGCAGCTTCCCAGATGGGATAGAAGTGAAGACCAATCGCATTAGAAGAAGGAACAACGGCACCAGAGATGATGTTGTTTCCATACATTAGAGAACCAGCAACTGGTTCACGAATCCCGTCGATGTCTACGGGAGGCGCTCCGATGAACGCAATAATGAAGCAAGTAGTCGCAGCAAGAAGGCAAGGAATCATAAGGACTCCAAACCAACCAACATACAGACGGTTGTTAGTGGAAGTAACCCACTCACAGAATTGGTTCCAGGTATTTGTGGAACGTTGTTGAGCAATTGTAGCAGTCATTTGTTTAAAAAGGGTAAGTATAAATTCAGGGGGAACTGAATAGTTACATTATTCTCCACGACACCCTCCATCGTGGATATGAGAGACGTATTTTACTTGCATAGTCTCGGTAAGGAGTTATCGTCCCTTGTCAGCAAGACAATCGTGTTAGGGTTTCCTAACCCGTTGATGTATTTATCATACTACAGTTTGCTTCTGGTGTCAAGCATAAAAAAAGTCCCCTTTCAGGGACCGTGAATTATTCTGCTACTTCAGTTTCTGAAAGTGGAATTTCTTCTGGTTCTGGTTCTGGGAGAGATACACCTGTTTGTGTAAGATACTCAATCGCACCTTGAACCTTCAGAAAAAGTTCTCTTTTTGCTGTAGCCTTAGTTTGCAATCCTTCCAATTCAAGAGATAGGTCTTGTGCTTGCTTTACAAGATTTGCAAGATGTTCCTGTTGTTCAGTCATAAAATTTAATAAACTCGACTTATTTATATAATACCACAAGTAGTCAAATATTGAAAGTTGTATCTATAAATACTTACAAACTTTACTCACAGAACGATGAAAAGACTAGTACTTATCTTTTCGTTATTCTTTACTACTCCTGTTTTTGCTGGTGAAATCACATCAAAGATTACTGATTCCGTACAATTAAACGTTCAGGGTGCAGCGGTACAATCAGAAAGAGTTGGTGCCTCGTATGCGGTCTCAGGCACAAATATTAATGTAACAACTCTTGGAGGAGTTGGTGGAGCAGGTTCTTATGATATTAATACAAACGGACAAGCATTTAGTTTCTCTGAAACATCAGTTACTGCAGATGTTGATGTCACCTCTCAGTCGGCATCTTCTGGAACAATTGCTTCTCCCAACCTTTATAGCAACTCTACTACCCAGTTAGGTGGAGATAAAGGTTCTCTTGCGGGTACTTTAAGTGGAACTGGTGTTCCTACCGTAACTGCTGGTGGTCCTGGTTCAACTGGTACAGCACAAAGAACAGTTGAGTTAAGCGTATTCAAGTGAGACACATAACTCTCGGACTGGTTGCAGTTCTGGGAGTTATAAGTCCTTCATATGCTGGACCAGTAACTCCCAACTTCACCAGTGGGACCATTACCTCAGAAACAAAAACACGCACTGAAGTTATTGAAACTATCAGGCAAGTAGAATATTCTACTGGAACATCTTACACAGTCACTGGCACCAACATCAATATACCAGGAACTCCTGCTCCTGGTATGAATTACACCATTCAAACTCAAGGTGCTCCATTCCAATTTAGTGAAACTTATCTGACTCCTGGAGTGGCAAAAGAAACATGGATAGACAGAAAAACTACCGAAGATTCTATAACAAACACTATATCAGTCTTTACACAGTAATATTTTTACTGTTAACATTAACTGGTTCAAGTAAAGGGCAACAAGCACCAAGCAATACTAATATTGCAGGACCTTCAGCATCTGCGACTGGTAATGTAACTAACCAGGCAGTTCAGGTGCTTCAGGGTCCTTTTGCTTTAAATACTTATGGTGGAGGTGTTTCTTGTCAAGGTCCAACAATGAGTGTTGCACCATTTATATTGGGAAATACAAACTATAATGAGGACCCACAAACATTCCAATCTTATAGTGGAAATGCTGGCATCTCTTTTGGATTTAATTTTCCTCTAGATGGTTCATTACAAGAACTTTGTAAAGCAAGAGCTCGTACAGAAATTACCAGACAGCAAGCAGAAGCAGATAAGGCACGACTTGACTTTGAACTTGTGAGACTTTTGAAGTGCGGTGAAGCGTTAAAGAATGGAATATCATTTCACCCAGAAAGTCCTTATGCAAAAATTTGTGCAGATATAGTTGTGAGATACCCACGAGTACAGGATGTAGCAAATGGAAATCAAACCAATTCAAATAAGAAGTGAACCTCCACCAATTATTCCTACAATAGAACCTCCCGTAACTCGCAAAACGGAACGTTCTGTGATACCACAAGTTGATATGCCAATTATCAACATGCCAGATACAACAATCAAATATCCAGTGATTGATGTTCCAACTCAAGAAGAGTTTGATGCTGCTGTAAGAGCAGAACAAAAAAAGAAAGAAGAGGAAAAAGAAGAAAAATCCAGAGGACTCCCTGATACTGCACCAATTATACCACAGGTTCAAGTTCCTGTTCAAAATTCACAAGATAATCGAAATATTTCCGATGATGTCCCTAAAAATAGTAACTTAGGAGTGCCCGTCATTGAAGTACCAATCATCGGGGAAGTTCCAGTTCCTCCAAAAGAACAGGTTATACTTGCTGGCACCACTGCTACTGCTTCTGTTGCTGCGGCTATTATTGGCAAATCTATGGTGGAATGGATGGTAGGTAAAATGAAACCTATCGTTCAACAAATATTCATAAGAGGCAAGAAACTTTTAAACAAGGATCTTACTCCCTATGAATTACAACTTTATTTTGCGGCAGAATTAGATAAAAAGAATCTCAAATTACTTAAAAAAGAATGGAAGAAAGAAAAGGTAAACCAATATAAAAAAGCACACGATAAGTAATTACTTCTTACGCTTAGACTCCAGTTCATCAAAGTCTTTCTTCTTTGTTCCACCATCATAAGTCCAAGCATATCCTTCAGAAATCATACGATCATTAAGACATACATCATCAACATATAACCTTCCAAGAATTCTCCCATACTTTTCAGTTGAATCTGGAAGTTCTGTTTTAATAAGAATATTTTTTTTACCATCAAGATTTTTTTTCAACCATTCTTTGACTTCTAATCCGAGTGCTTTTTCTTTGAGATCGGTTGTACGACTTTCTGGAGTATCAACACCACTAAGGCGTACTCGCTTAGTAAGAGAAATATCGAACCCAAGATCAATGTCCGCATCGATTGTGTCACCATCAACTACTCTTAATACTTGTTTTACTCTATAGATATTTGGGTCTTTATCCATTAGAATGGCTATTTAAACTTCTCAGTATTTAGTTTAGGAATAGGAAGTTTCTCAAATGCCTTTGATACTTGCTTCTCCACAACAGCACCAACAAATTCTTCTGGATTGTCTAAAATCTTTTGTGCTTTTTGGTATGTGATGTAAGCTCCAACACCAATAGCAGCACTGACTGCCAAACTTGTAACTGATAATACTAATGCTAATTTACTCATTTCTTTTTACCACTAGAATTTTTCCTTGCATTTGATGCTTTCTTTTGAGCAGAACTTCTACATTGTCCAGTAGCTTTTCTTTTGTCCCCATTACCAAATGTTGGATTACATTTTTTGCTCATCTTTCATTTCCAAATATGCTAGTCTTAATATGTAGTAAATCACATAGGCAGTAAATATCAAACCAGAACCAAGAACTATAATAACTCCCCAAGGCAAATTACTCATCCCATCTCCCCTCTTGTTTGTGTATCCATACCTTTAAATCTTTCACATATTTTCGCAATATTTGTGCTTGCTCTTCATGCCAAAAATCACCCGTCTCAAAGTAAAGACGGGTGTGATTATCTATGGCTTTAAGAATTTGATGAATTGGAGCATTCCAACATTCACGTTTGGGAGTATTCCACTCTCTTGGCATAACACCTCATTATTTTTTCTTACCACCGTTTTTTGCTTTCTTTGCTGTAGCATTACCCTGGTTCTGCTTAGAGTTTTTACCTCCAGCAGAACCTTTCTTACCTTTGTTTGCTGACTTAGACATTATACTCCTGTGCGAGGTTGAACAAATCCTTCACCATCTTCTACTTTGGTTTCTAGTGCTTCAACTCTTGCTTCAAGAGTTTCTGGTAATACTTCAGGAGCAGGTGGTTCTGGTGGTGCTACTACAAACTCTTCTCTTTTAGGTTCTTCTTTTTTTTCGTCATCATCGTCTCCACCTTTCTTCATCGTGTTAATACCAAATGTTGCAGCAGAGGCAGTGAAGACAGTCGCAATAAATGTAGGGTCCATTTTAGCAAACATACCAGCATAACTTGCAGTAAGTAGTGCAGCACTCCAACTCAAAATCACAATACGAATAAGTTGTCCCATAGCATTTTCCTTTTTCTTGTCCATTTTTAGTTAGTGTGATAGGTTAACTTTTTTTCCAAGCCTCACCTTCTGCCTTTCTTCTACGAGCAAGTCCTGCTTCTACATTAGAACCAGGATTTCTGTAGAGGTATAAAGCATCTGGAACTTTGTCCCATTCTTTATTCTTCAGTGTGCGTGTGATAGTATTAAAGTTATCACCACCATAAAAACCAGCACCAAGATTATAAGCAAAAGAAAGTAGGGCACCTCTTTTACCATCAGACATTTCATTCCAGTGAGGAATCTTACGAAGTGAAGGAAGAAACTGATTCTTACACTGACTAATCAGTAGTTCATCTGCTTCTTGTTGAGTAATTTGATCTCCAAGTTGGAATGGTCCACCATCCTTCTTACGAGTTGAACCCCAACCAATCGTGATTGGAAGTCCACCAGATAGAGGATCTGGATATGCTTTTAAGTGACATCCTTCAAATTCCTTGATTAATCTAAGTCCCATCATAGGCATATCGTCACCACCAACTACAGGAGCGGCAGCAGTTGGTTCTGATGCTGGTGCCGCATTACCCTTTTTTCCTCTATAAATCTCAGCCCAATCAATGTTATCTTCTAGATACTTGACTGGTAGGTTATCTTCTAACCACTGGACTGCCTTCACATGGTTTTGATTTTTTTCATCATAAAATTTAAAAAAGTTATGTAGGTCTATTCTTGCCATTGTAGTCTCCAAAGTATTTGTCGAAAAGTTTGGAAGCCTCTAAATGCTTTCCGTGATTTGTTAGATCTTTGATTTTTTGTAAAATCTTTCTCTTGAAATTAATCGAAGATTCTGCCCCATCCATCATTTCCTCCTGGACACCAACGATGCTTGAGCACTGCTTTGGTATAAATGGTTTTCTTACCATTTGTCACAGGACCAGTATAGTTATCATTGAGAGAACCATATGGATCATTAATATAATATCCTTTGCCATCTGGAGTCTTACCAATTACAACACACATGTGCCCACCAGTAGGTGAAGATAAAGAACCCCTATGAAGGATACCAATAACAACAGGTTTCCCAGCATCAAGACTCTTATCAATGTCAGCAAAAGAAAGATTGTAACTAAAGTGTGACTTAATTCCATAACCTGCCAGAACTTTTGTCTGTACCGCATGGTCAGTCGTGTCACCAATCGCAAATACTTTTTTGACATATTCGTCATCACCTTTGATTGAACCTGGCTTGAGAAAAGCAAGGCACATAGCACAGGATGAACTATTACAAGTTCTGTGTGCGTCTCTATAGTTATCTACTTGATTAAAGTATGGAACATTGAGAACTGCTGGTGTGGGTGGTTTAGTTCTAAAGATTCCAATCCAGTCTGTTTCTGAGTCATCCATGAATTCAGCAGGAAGGTTATCTTCTAACCATTGAACTGCTGCCACATGATTCGCATTACCATCATCATAATACTTAAAAAAGTTATGAAGATCTAAGGTCATTTTGCCTCATCTTGACACTATCTTATTTAGATGATGATGTTTTTATTAAAATCAAAAATAAAATAATTGCATAATAAGCAGCAAAAAAATATATCATCTATAATACTCCTGAATTTTATCCAGAACTTGATTGAGATATTTGTTTGCTAATCTTTTTGGGTCTGATGTATAACCAATCTGCTCGTTATACAATTGACCCTTTAACTTCTCTACGTAACACCTAATTTCTTCTTTTGAAAATTCGTTTCTAGGCATAAAATAAAAAAAATCCCCACCCATATTTAGAGTGAGGATAAGTATGAATACTTAATTATGTTAGGAACTCACCATACTCCAGGGATCACTTGCCCAGTCAGTGCATAGGCACCCATAGCAGCCATAATTCCAATCATAGCAAACCAACCATTAATACGTTCTGCTCGTTCGTTCATTGTTTTTCTCCTTAGTAAGTTTCAGAAAGTTGATTGACAGAATGTGCAAGAAGCACAAAGAAAGCAATACTGGTAACAGTAAAGATTACTTGACTCATCAGATTACACCAAAGAAGAGGTGTCCTGTGGTTGCATAAGATACAAGTGCAGCAACAAATCCAAGCATCGCAGCACGTCCATTGATTTTTTCGGCACGTTCAGCATGGGTTTGAAGTGCATAACGTTCTGCATCACTTTGAGACACATACATTTTAGGTTCTTTAGCAAACATATTTTGTTGCCCGAACTCATTAGTCGTTACAGTCATTTACGTTTTGTTACGAAACATTACAAAAGTATATAGCAAAAAGAAAGGGGTGTCAAGCACCCAATTGTATCAATTATCACTTTTTCTTTCTATCCTATATGCTCTTCCTGCTTCATCGAATCCATCA